ACCAGTACAACGGCTGACCGAAGCCCCCGAAGCCCCACGCTACGCTAAGGTTGGCGTGGTCAAGGACAAGGACGGCAACAACTTCTTCCGCTCACGTACGGAGGCCACATCGTTTGGCAGTTCCTTTATTGCCAAAGAGACCAGCGCCAAGGACAAGTTCCTTGGTAACGTCATGGGCCTCACCGGGCGCGTGCAGTTTGTTGACCGGTTTGCTGCATTGTCTGAGGCTTTGAAGCAGGGCGTCAACGATAAAGTCCTTGGCAGCCTTGAGGCGCAGAACGCCGAGTACTTCCTGCGCTTTGGGCAAAACCGCAGCCAGCTTGCAGGCCAAGCGCTGACCAACGGGAACATCCGCATCCGCAAAGGTGAGGGCGGCGGGTATATCTACGAGAGCGTCAAGGGCCCGAACATGATGGACGTGGCCACCGCACTGGAGAAAGGTAAGTTTAAAAACGACACCGAGGCCGAGGCAATCCTGACGGCTTACGTAGCTGGGCTGCGTGCGGATGTTGTTGGTTGGGAGAAACTTAACTTTGAGAACACCGCCAAGGTAAAGCAAGAGCACGCCGAGATCATGGCTATGCTGCGGACCAACCCCGAGAAGATGGATGCGGTCAAGGAAGCTGCGCGTATATACAAAGAGTACAACGACGGCTTGGTAGATTTCGTTGCGCAGGCTGGCTACATTACCGAGAAACGCGCTGCTGAGCTCAAGAAGACGCCGTACATTCCTTTCTACCGCGTCAACAAGGCCAACAACAATGTCGAGTTGATGATCGACAAAGAGCACGCCATCCGCATTGGTAACTTGAAGGATGAGCCCCAGCTTCACGAGTTGATTGGCGACAACAAACACATCATGCCGATCTTTACCAGCGCGGTGCAAAACACCTTCATGCTGACAGACATGGCGCTGCGCAACAAATCCGTGCAGGAGTCTGCGTTCTTGCTACACAAGATGGGTATGGCCAGCGTTATCAGCCAAGGCGTTGGCCCGGCAAACGCCAGCACGGTTCGGTTCCACGTTAAAGGCGTGCCGCACTTTGTAACCATCGACAAGGATATGTACGGCATCCCCGCCGATCTGATCGTTAGGGGGCTGGAGGGCATTAAAACCACGCTGCCCGCAGCGGTGCAGATGCTGGGCATCCCGGCAAATCTGTTGCGTAACTTTATTGTGCGCAACCCGGCCTACGCCGTGCGCCAAGTTATCCGTGACCCAATGACCGCATGGCTGACTACCGGCACAGATGCTACGCCGATCCTTGCGTCTATGCGCGAACTGGCCACGATGGTGGCGGGACGCAACGAGACCGAGAACAAGCTGATGTCCACTGGCGCTATCAGCAGCAACGTCTTTACCGGTGACCAGCGGGATATGTCCAAGTTCCTCAAGGAAATAAGCACAGGCAAGTCAGGCTGGGCCAAGCTCATGGCCCGTGCCGATGCGCTGGCGCTCCAAGGCGATGCCGCAACCCGCGCTGTGGTTTATAAGGATTCGCTGGATAAGGGCATGTCTGAGCAAGCAGCCCTGCTGCGAACACTGGAGTCCATGAACTTTGGTCGCCGGGGCCTGTCGCCCAGCGTGCAGTGGCTCAACACCATGATCCCGTTCTTTAACGCACAGATTCAGGGCTTGGATGTTCTGTACCGGGCGTTCAAGGGCGACATGCCGTACAGCGAACAGTTAAAAATCCGCGAAAAGATGGTGGCCCGTGGGTTGATGCTGGCCGCAGGAACTTTGGCCTACGCCGCCATGATGCAGGACGACGAGGCGTACAAGCGTGCCAAACCAGAAGAGCGCTACGGCAACTGGTTTGTGTATGTCCCCGGCGTGGATGAGCCGCTCAAAATTCCCGTGCCGTTTGAATTGGGTTACCTGTTCAAGTCGTTGCCGGAGGCGGTATTCAATGTGGCCTTTGCTGATGAGAAAGCCAAGACCGCTATTGCCGGGATGCTTACGCTGCTTGACCAGTCCAACCCGTTCCAGTTGCCCGCAGCCATCAAGCCAGTCACCGAAGTGTATTTGGGCAAGTCGTTCTTTGGCGGTGACATCGAGTCTGCCCGCGAGAAGAAAATGCTTGCATCCGAACGTTACCGCGACACGACCACTGAGGTTGCCAAACTTTTAGGTAAAGCCACAGGCGGTCAGTGGATACACGACCTGACTGGACACGAAGGCTTGTCGGCCATCAGCATCGACCACTTGATTCGCGGGTACACCGGCGGTCTGGGCGTGGCGCTGGTGCAGCTTGCCAACCCACTGCTAAATTCTGAGCTGCCTGCCGAAGTAGCCAAGCCCAGCACCCCCATAAGCAAGCAGCCATTCATTGGCGGTTTGTTCCAGCCAGTACAGGGGCGCGGCACACTGGACGCAGCCTACGACCAGATGCTGTATATACAGCAGGTTAAGGGTACGTTTGACGACATGATTGCCAAGGGGCAGAAAGCCGAAGCCCGAGCGTTTATGCAACAGCACATGGCAGAGATGTCGCTAGTATCAATATCGGGAGCAGTCCAGAAACAGCTCGGTGAGCTTGCCAAACAAGAGCGCATGATTAAGGCATCGCCCAACCTGACCACCGAGCGCAAAGACGAATTGCTCAAACGCTTGGACCAGATGAAGCAGAAGATCGCTCGGGGTTCGATGGCGGTTTACGATAAAACCAAAGACCGATTCGACCGTTCTTGATGCAGGCAACGCACTGGGCGTTAAAGATCCTAGCCTCTAAAGCCTTGTCAAGGCCCTCCATGCGGAGGGCCTCTGCGTCCAAACAGGGGATGAAAAACCCCTGTCCTTTTTCAAGACGTTGCCAAGGCCAGCGGATGTCTAATTTCTTCATCTAGCTCATCTTCCGGTCGAGTTATCTTGATGACCGCCACCCGCATTGCCGGGCCGTTGGTCTTAGACAGCAAGTCCTTTTTGGGTAGGTAGGACACCACAAACTGCTTTTCAATCCTCGACTTGAATTCAGCATAACCAAAGCTGTGGCTGGAGCAGTACGCCTTGAGCAAGCGCTCCTCAATAAAGAAGTCCACGCATCCAATAGATACGCCGTGCTCAATGCGCCCCATAACCTCTGAGCGTGTGGTGTTCTTATCCACAGCGGTGCTGTCGCCCAGCCGCGCCATAGGCCCAGCCTTGTCGCCGTAATGCACGATGACAAACTTGCCAAAGTACTCCTGCACGAAGCCGTTGAGGATGTCCTCAGCGCTGCGCTTGCCCTTGGTCATAGCCTCGCGGATGGTGTTAATGGACTGTCGGTAACTCTCTAGCATGGGCTCGATAGGTACGTCAACAATGTTTGCGTACTTATTGCCGAAACACAGCGCTGCTGTCACTGCGCAGCCTATCCCAGCCATCCAAAAACGCTCGTCGTTGGGGGCAGCGAAGACCTTGTACATCTGCGTGACGGTCTTCTTGGTCATCTCCTTGATCTCATCAACATGGTCAACCATGTACTGTGCCCACACATCTCCGGCTACGCCGTAGTTTTCTTGGATGGACTTAATGACCTCGACCTCTTCGGGCGTCCAAGCCAGCTTCTGATCCATGATCCACTCCAACGTCCGGCGCAGCTCCCCTTCCGAGGAATGCTTGCGCGCCCCGGTCATGTAATCCACGGCGTGTGTGTTGGACGACAGGAGTGCAAAGGTTGCCCATGTGGACAGGTTCAAGCGCTCTTTGTTAGCGCCGGACTCCATGCGCTCCTTACCCCGCCCCTCGCTGACTGTCATACTAAACGCGGGGAACCACTCAAAGTCTTTATTATTCAGCGTGGTGATCTCGTCGCTGACAAACGGCAGGCTGTGTAGCATGCCCAAGCGCTGCTGCATCGCAACAGGCGATGTGCCCGAGCCTGTGCGGTAGTGCGTAGGGTGGCCCCAAATTGAAGCAGCCCCGTCCAAAGCCAGCGACTTACCTGTGCCAGATTCAGTCGAGCAGCAGTGTACGGTCAAACCGTACAGTCCGGTAAAGCGCATCAGCGGTGCGCCAGCACCTAGGAAAATGATGGCCAGTTGATCCCATAGCTTGCGCGAGACAAGCAGGTTTATAAACTTGACCCAGTTCTCCATCGTGCCGGTGATCTGCGTATTGGCCACGAGATTCTCCAGCCCCGGCAACGGTATCTTTACTGGCGCTTTGCCAGCCTCGTAGATCATGCCGCCGTGCAGGAATGTGTTGTCGGCTTGCCAGCCGTAGTGGTCAGGCACCTCAATTGGCGCTCTCTCGCTGCTAAGTTTTTCAACCGTAGCACGTACATAATCAAACAGGTTCTTGTCATTGCCAGAACCAAATGCCGCCACTATGTTTTGTGCAGCCAAATTTTTAAGTGTCTCGTCTTTACTCACAACAGCCCTTTGAGGTAATGTAACTTCCTGTGCCCAGCCTTTACGCACCGCCACCATGTGGATGGTGTGGTCACCCTTAATGTTAAGGATATCCAGCGGGAACAGATCAAATGGGAGCAACATGATTTGGCGCTTGGTCTTATTGCCATCAGCGTCTTCATCATCGCGCTCCATAAAAATCCCGCCGTGTTGCCCATAGGCATACCCACGCGGGGGCTCGGGCCGCAGAACCTTCTCTGCCTTCCCGTTTTCTTGCTCGATCTCAACGATCTTGGCTTCAGTACTTACTGCCGTTTCTCTACCCAGTGCCAAAGGGTTGGTAATCTTTCCCCAATGCCGACAGTTTGTACAAACGCCGGGGTTCTCTGAATCAAACTTGGTGCAGGGGTACGGCCCCTTGATCTCCGCTAACTTGGTACGCATCCGGTCTTCGTCATAGGGGTGCAACTTGCTCAGCCATATCACCGCCTTCTCGCCGTCCTCGCACTTTTGCGCAATGCTCAGGTGCGCCCGCCACAGCGGCTCCATGCCATCCTCAGACGCGTGCTCCGCGTAGTATCGAAGTTGATCGCAGCCCTTACCCTGCTTGGTCGCCTTGTAGATGTTGCCAAACTTGGTGACCGAGTTCTTAAACATCTCCAACATCGTGCCCGTTGGGGCTTGGGTCGGGCGTATGCCCGGCAACATCAGCGCATCTTCGCGTGGGGCCTTGACCTCATAAGCCGTACCCACCAAGTGCTTCTCTACCAGCGCCCGGATGTCATTGAAGTCAAAGTGGTCGCCAGCGTTTTTAAATTTGACCTGCGTGACCTCCCGAACTTTCTTCTTGCCCTTGACGCCAGTGTTGACCGTATCAAAAACGCGCAGCACCCTTGATGCGTCAGCCGTAATCGTTTGATCGATGTCCAGCTTCTTTTGAAAGCACAGACGCTTGAACCCCTCGGCCACAGGCTTCCACTCGTGGATGTCCACGGCCTCATGGAACGGCCAGTATGCGTGTACCCCGCCGCCCGAAGCCACCAGCCAAGGGTTGCCCAGCCCAGACAGTCCCACCTCGTCGGCAAACTGCATGATGGCTTGAGCCGCAAACTTGGCTGATGGGTATGCCTTGGGCTTTAACTCACCTGTGTCGGGGTCAGGTATGTCCTTGGGGTGATTGCAGTCCACGTCCACTGCGATGCAGCGAACCATTTGCACATTGGTTGCAACTCGGCTGTCCAAATCCCCAAACGTGCCAAGCGCAAAGTAAACGTCAAGCCCTTGCTTGTTCCATGCGTTTATCTTTGTCTGCGCCTGATCTAACGTGTCTACATAAATGTGCTCCTTACGCTTTGATAATTCAACAACACAGTACCTACCATTTCCCGGGGGCGGCAGTACCTCCGCTAGAAATTCAAGCGGTTCCATAGGAATCCTTGGGAAATAGTTAAGACAGGTCGAGTTCTAATTGGTCAGGGTTGTGTACAGGGTCGGTCTTCCAGTCTTTCTCAGTGCGGTGCAGGATTTCTGCTGCCCAGTTTGCTGGCAGTTTGTCGTAGCCTGTAATGTAGGCAAGACGCTCCAGTTCGCTGTTAGTTAGGGATTGAGGTTGTAGGCTGTGCATATTCTTCTCCATGCTTCGTCGGCAGTTTGTGATGTTGACATGATGCTGTTGAGTAAGTCCACGCGCTGTTGATACGCAACGAAGACTTCCTTACCAGCAAACCAGTTATAGACCGTCTGACGCGTTACGCCCAAGGCGTACGCAATCTTGGTCACGGGAAACTCAAGATGTACAGCCCAACGCCCAAGCGTATTGCCCGGTGTTCGCGGAGCCGTCCGTATCAAGTCTTTAGTTTTTTCTGAGTAGGCCATAGTTTAAAAATAATAGAGCGCTGGGACACGCAGGGCAGGAAACGCAGTCATAGGTATGTGAAGGGAGTTTCTGACGACATACCAAAAAATACGCCGACCCATGCAATGCAACCGCTGCCTGCGGCCCAGCGAAACTTAATTACTCGTCGTCCCAATCCGCAACAATGCCTTTCAAATCAGTTTTTACAGCGGGCACTGCGTTGGTCTTCGATGGGGTCTTGCGTACTTCGGGCTCGGCTTCTGCTTCAGCTTCCACAGGTGCGGGCTTGGCCTTGGCTTTGGGCGCTGGCGCTTCCTCAACAGCAAGGGGCTTGCCTTCCAGTTTCAGAGGGGCGGACTTTACACCATCGCTTTGGGCCACAGTCATCACAACTGCGCGCTTGGCTTCATCGGACTCACTTTGCGTCTTGACCACAGCATACTCGTCATCGGTCAGCCAGCGTACTGGGGCAAACACTAACTTGGGGCTCTCCACTTTGGTGTCGAACTTCATGCGGGTCACGATCTGCTCGGGGTTGATCGGCGGGTTTTGTACAGCCAAATAGCGCACAAATGCCTGCAACGGACGCTTATCGCCTTCTTCTTTGCCAAAAACAGACGTAGCTGGCAGCGTCAACTGGAGCACGTCACCTTCGGGGTTGTTGGCCAGCACCACAGCCAAGCGCTGTTGATAGCGGCAGGCACGGCTGTTACCTTGACCCGAACCGGCTACGTTCTGTGGGCAGGCCATGCAGGTCACGCTTTGCTTGTTGCCTGCGGCAACGTCCGGCTTCTCACCGTCATTGCTCCAGCAGTCAGGGGCTGCGGAGGCTGCGTCTTTGTCGTACGACCCCGCGTAGAACACGCGGCTGACTTTGGATGCGGCCTTGACCACGATGACGTCCAAGTGGCGCTCGTCGATGGATGCAACCTCCTTGCCCCCGGCCAGCAGACGGAACACACCGCCCTTGATCGAGATGCGCTTGGTGCTTACACCGGCTGCGCCGCCCATAAGGGCCTTGGCGGTTTCAGAAAGCTCGTTGTTGCGAGCGAATGCGGGGACGGCTGCGCCGCCAAAAATGGCTAAGTTGCTCATTTAATTTTCCTTGGTTAACGTGGTTTAGTTACAGTGATATCGTACTCAGTCGTTGAGTTGAGTCCGGGGGGAACGATGGTGGGGTTCTCTTCAAGAAAGTGCGCCATGTTGATCTGCGCAATGCGCTTCTCCAACAGGTCAACCATCTTGTGCTCAAGGACAAACTCCTTGAACGAGTCCCAGTCTTGGGTAGCGTAGCGGGTCTTGGTCGTGAGGGTGACCGTACCCATGTCGGTGCGGACGGATTTAACGCCCAGCGCCTTCATTTGATCTTTCATCGCAAACTTGATCTGGTCTTGCTGGGCCTTGAGCGATTCCACTTGCGTGTCGTACTCTTTGGTCAGCACACTGATCTTGTCCCGAATCTTGCGGTAGATCATAGCTAGTTTATCTAATGGGATTGCTTCTTCTGACATTAACTTCTCCTGTTTTGTTGTCTAAGGTTGGACAGTTTACACTGTTTTTTCGGTCATGCAACTCCTTTCATGATTTAATTTCTGTATCAAAAAGCTGGGTCAATAGTGCGTGGTCATCGACCTTGGCACTCAGCGCCTTGAACATTTTCTTCTCAATGGGCGAGCCTTGGATGTGCACCACCGTCACCTTGTCCGAGTCCTGCCCCTTGCGATCAGAGCGGGCTATGCACTGCACGTACTGCTCTACGCTCATCAAGGGGCCGTAGAACACTACGGTGTCGGCGGCGGTCAGCGTAATTCCGTGGGCGGTAGCCTGCGGTTGCATAACCAAGACGCGGGGGTTTTCCTCGTGCTGAAAGCGCCGGATGATATCAGCCCGCTTGGTTGGCGGGATGTCGCCGTGGATGCACTCGGCGGCAACCCCTTTCTTGGTCAGATGGTCTAGGATGGTGGAGATTGTGCTGCGAAACAGCGCAAAGATGATGACCTTACGGCTGGTCTCCTCCAGTATCTCCTCCAGCACAGCCAGCCGGGGCGCTGAGTCAAACTCAACCACTTCCTTGTCGTCGGTGTACGCTGCGCCGCATGAGATTTGCAGCAGCTTGGATACGCCAGCAGCAGCGTTGACCGCGCTAATTGTCTCTCCCGAAGCCTCGATGAGCATCTTATCCTTGAGCAGGTTGTAGTACTTGGCTTGCTGCGGCGTTAACGGCACATCGCGCACCATCGTCATCACTGGCGGTAGGTCAAGGCACTGCTCCTTGGTAAAGCGGATGGCAGGCTGGAGAGCCTCATGCACCATATCAATTGACCCGGCCTTGGGCGTCCACTTGTACATGGTGGCCTTGTACATCACCTTGTCGCGCCAGCCGGTAAAGAACAACGGCACGCCGGTAGGGTTAACCAACCTAGCCAGCCCATACGCATCAGCAGGGGACTGCGCAGCAGGTGTGCCTGTCATCATCCACAGGTTTGTCTCGGGTTTGAGGATTGCCTTGAGCGATTTCCAGCGCCGTGTGCTGACCGTCTTGTACGCGTTTGCCTCGTCCACAATCACCAAGTCAAAGCGCCCATCGGCAATGATCTCGTTGGCAATCAGGTTTAGCCCATCGTAGTTGGCAATCACAAACTCGTAATCTTCTTGCACCATCTCAATGCGCCGACTAGCCTGCGTATGGTGAGCGACAACGGCAGAGCGATGGATGATGCTGTTGTTCAAGTCTCCCAGCCACGCGGACTGCATAATCGACAGGGGGCACAGGATCAGTACACGGCGAATCTTGCCAAGACTCATCAGGTAGTCAGCGGCCCACAGTGCCGATAGCGTCTTGCCGGTACCCGGCTCAGAGAACACAAAGGCTTTGCGGTGCAGCGTAAGGAACGCAGCCGTCTCGATCTGGTGCGCCATAGGCTTGTACTTGCCGGGCCAGTTGTAGCGCTTGGTGATTGGCGATGGTACGTTCTTGACCCCGAGGTTGCGCAGCACGCGCACCTCGTCCAGCCCCCAGTAAACAGCAATCTCACACCCATCGTCGTACTCGGCGACGATCTTGTGCTTTGGAATGATGTTGTACTTTTCGGGGTTGCGGGTCTTAAATAATAGGGCTTTGTCTTCTACGATTTGCATGTGCTTCTCATGTTGTTATTTGTTGTCGCCTTGGTTGGCGCTCTTGCTTCGCAGTCTCAGGTTGCCCGGCGTTGACTTGCCGCCCTTGCGCAGCGGCTTGATGTGGTCAATGTCCTTGCCTGTTCTGTCGACGCCCAGCTTGTCGTACTTACGCCGCGCACGTTGGCGCTCATGCTGGTCAGACCCCGGCCCGGACTTGCCGGTCTTGAGGTCTTGTTGGTATTCCTTTTTGTAGTCACGGGTTGCCATCACATTTCCTTTCAGTGTTTAGGATGGTGTACACAAGTGGTGGCCGGACACCACGGACATAACGGCGAAGGCTTGGCGTTCCATACGCCGGTCTCATGGGCTTGCTCGATGCGTGCCGCACGCTCTCGGTAGTCCCACCAGTGCGCATCAGCTTGATCGTAAGTCATGCTGTGCTTGGTCATGCTGCCCTTGACGATAAACAAGAGTGCTGAGTTGACCTTGCGGATGTGCGGGTAGTGTGCGAACACCATGATCGACATGAGTTTGAGTTGGTCGCGGTCAGGGTACTTGTCCGAGCCGGTCTTCCAATCCACAACCCATGCCGTCATGTTGTCGTCGTCAATGATAAGCATGTCAGCAATGCCGCGCACCCACACATCGCTTGCTCTCCAGTCGCAGGGCTTGAGTTCTTTGGTCAGCGCCATCTGCTGCTCAGCGAGTTTGCGTCCGGGCTTCTTGAGTAGCTCATCGACCACGGGAACAAACTGCTGATAGGCTTTTGGCACTGGCGTGTTATCGCGGATGTACAACTCAAGGGCTTTGTGTACCTCGTTGCCGTAACGCGTGGCCTCGGTCTCTGTGAATGGGTAGTTCTTCAAGACCTTGACCTCTTGATACCGCTTGGGGCATCCCTCGTAATCCTTCAGAGCGCTGTGACTCCACGATATAACTTTCATCAGAACCTCGCTGTTTTGATAGCCTGCGCTAATCGGTCTGCAAACTCACCTACAAACGCCTCATTCTTGTACAGCTTGTTGTTCATGTCGTACAGAATAGCGTGTGTGATCTCGTGCCAGAACGTAGCTTGCATCTCGTGATCGGCAAAGGGGCGTCCCGAGACGTTGCTTGTGCGGGCGATCTTGATGCGCTGCGGTCCGTATGCAACCGAACCTTGCCAACTTTTCTCCAGCATGGCTTCAACAACCTCAATTGAGTATTTCTTTTGGCCGATGCGTACAAGTTTTGGTATTGGTGCTTTAACTTGCGTCATAGTTCTCCTTGCGTAGTAGTGCGAGTTCGTTTCTAATTTCTATTGCTTTACCTTTTAGCATCCGTACTAACTCGGGATCTTCTAAACTAATCTTGTCCATGACACGCTCAATCCACTCTGAGTCAATGCGGAAAGGGCGCTCAAGCGCTTCGTAAAGAATGCCGATGATGCGTGATGAATTTATCAATGTAACTTCTCCTAGTTTTTAGCTAACCCATAACGACGGTGAGCGCCACCGTCAGCGTTTAATGGAATCCCCGGCATATACCGTGGCTCCATAGTCATTTGCGCCAAGACCCAAGTCTTAGCGTCAGCTACCTCTGCATCGGGCACAACGGCAATAAGCTCATCGTGCACAGTACCCTTGATGGGATACCGCTTCGATACGCGCAGCATGCCGTCAGTCATCACGATACGCGCAGTACCCTGCACGATGTTATTCGTTATCTTGCCTGCATACAGTTTGGTAGCGTCTGGCCCGTATACCCACTGGCTCCTACCTTTGTCATCTTTAATCTGTCGTAGATCAGGATACAGCAACTTCATGCCGTTGGGCAACTCAATCTCGCCCTTCCTGAACACAACGCATTTATACCTGAATTCCCGGCCCTGCGCAAGCGCTGAGTCGATCAGGCCGCTGCACATTTCCCAAAATGATACCACCGGATGCGCCGTGTTGCGGTAAATGTCGATGATCTTCTTGGCTGCTACGCAATGGATCAACAACTCCTCGTCCGTGCAAGTGTGGGGAATCTCCAGCATCTTGGTCACGTTGTCGTCCCAGTCAAGGAACTTGTCTACGTACGCCCTATCCACGCCCAGCTTGCGGGCAAACCCCTTGTCGTAGCGCACAGGCGGAGCGCCGAGGAAGCCCACCATAAGCTGCGAAGCAAACGATGCCCAGCCGAGGCCATAGCCGCAGCCTAGCAAAGCAGACTTGGCCGACTGACGTAAGTCAGGCTGGCTGTCCTTGGTCATGCCGGGGATGTTAAACATCTGCGCACCGAACGCAGCGTAGGGGTCAGCGCCTGACCTGAAGATGTCCAGCATATCTTCATAGTCAG